AAACACCAGCTGTAGCAGCAGGGTTAATTGTAATTAAAGACTCAGTCCCAGCTCCTGTGTCTCCTTGACTTACACCATCATAAGAGATGTGTAATCTGTTTTGTTCTGACCAAATTACTTGATCTGAAGTCATTGGCATTTCAGCGCCAACCATTCTTAAGAAACCAGATAACGTACGGTTTCCGTAACGCTCTACTTCAGCTTCGTAGATTTCTGGTAAATATTGCTGTGCAAAATCATTAGCCCCATTATTAAACTGGAGGTAGTTTGATTGAAGCAATTGCTGTTGTTGAGATGGGACAATAGACCCAAATGCATTATTTAATGCCATAATTTTTTGTTTTTTTAGTTAAATTTTTTTGTTTTAATTCTCAGCTTTGAAGAGTCCATGCCACTAATAGCTTTGACTTTAAAACCATTTACAAAAACATTACCGTCACTAGTAGGCCTTGGGCTTGTACTAGGGTTTTTTGAGCTGTTAACAACATCTCTTACGGCATCAGCTTTACCTTGTTCGTAAAAATGATTTGCTAGTTTATCAGTATTCATGGCAGCATATAGAGCTTTGTGATATTCTTTGTGATTTATAACATTACCGTCATCGTCTAAGAACTTCTTAATGAAATTGTTAATGTCAGATTGTTTTTCAGCAACAGCATCTTTGTTTTGCAGTCCATATCTAAACTTTTTATCTCCAACTTCGAAATCAAAACCTTTGAAGTCGTCATTGAATAATTCTTTAGTTTTGGACTTAAACTGATCCTGCTTCTGCACAGCTCTACTCTGGTCTTCTTGGTAGCGATTAAAAAAGTCCATAGCTTTTTGTTGGTCTTGAGTTACGCCCGGTCTCAACTTGATCTCGTCGTAGTATTTACTCTTTGTTTCCTCTAAAAAGTTTTTGGCTTTAGCAACCTCTTCCTTTAACGCAAGCTTCTTTTTGCGTATATCTATATCCTCGTCTAGTTCTTCGTCATAACTATATTCTTCTAATAATAAACTTACGTCATCGTTTTCTAGATAAGGTTTTGTTTTTAAATAATATTCTTTAAGAAGCACTTCGTCAGATACGTTTGAATAGTCAGCGTTTAATCTAACATAGTCTTCAACCGTTCCGCCTGTGTCTTCCATAAAAGAAACTAATTTCTCTACATTTTCAGGTAAAGCTTTTCCTAGTATCTTTTCATCTCTTAAAGCTTCTTTAGCTTCTGCTACCACTTGTTTTACCTCTTTGTTCTCCTCTTCAGTTACCTCTTGTATTTGTTGAAAATCTTCAACAGCTATAGGCTCTGGGGTGAAAACTTCTTTAGCTTCTTCCTTAATTGGTTCTTGACTAGGTATTACTACTTTTGTAACTTCTGGTTCAGTTTCAATTAAAGGTTCTTTGATGTTAACCTTTATAGGTTCATCATTTTGTGGTGTTAATTTTTTTGGAGTTTTATTTTTAATTTTAAACTCACCTTCCTGCTTAACAGGTTCTTCTTGTTTTGTTTCTGACATAATATAATATAATTAAATAATTGTGTTTACTTTTTATCTAGGAGCGAACTGTTCTAGACCAAAACCCCCTAGGCTATCATTACTTGACTCAAAGTCTTTAGGTAATAAGTCGTTCTTTCTTTGATCTATTAGTTCAGACTGTTGAGTAGCTTGTATTCTAGTTCTATTGTCTTTTCTATCTTCTATTTCTTTCTCTCTTTGAGCTTCTCTCTGTATAGTAGCTTGAGCTAGTTGCATTTGATAATTAAACTCCTCTGCCATTAGCTCTTTTTTGATTGTTGCCTCTGTTTGCATTCTTTGAATTTCAAATTGAGACTTAGCTTGTTCTATGTTAACTTTCTCCTGAGTTAGCGCTTGTTGTTTTTGTACTTCGTATAAAGCTGCTTTTTCAGCGCTCTCAGCGTTAGCTTGAGCTTGAGCTTGTATATTGGCCATCTGTCTAGCTTGATCCTCCTTGGCTTTAGTAGCTCTTTTCTGCTTAAGCATTTGATTTGCTAGCTTTAAGTTTTTAACTTGCCTAATATCTATAGCATCATCAAGATCAATACCGCCTGACTGAAGCGCTATCTGTATGTTTTGTTCTAAAAGCTGCTTTTCTTCTTCGTCTGGTTCTAGTTCTAGAAATATACCAAAGTCGTGCAAGTTTAAGTTTTGAACCTCTTTAAGTGTACCTACGTTATAGGAAGATATACTCTGTTGTAGAGCGTTAGCTGTTAATGGATTGTTTAAAACATCAGAAAGCCTAAGAGATATGTTTTCGCAGGTTTTAAGAGTTAGATATAAACTAGACTGTAATATGTGTCTAGTTGCTACGTTGGACGCATTAGCGGCCATCTTTTGCAATCCTACTAATGAATTTTTATCCATAGCAGAGCCATCTCTAGCTTCATTTAATCCCGTTACGTCACGGATCATTTGTAAGTAATACTGATACGTTTGTATTAAGCTTTGTATTTTAGCTTGACCACTTGAAGAGTTTAACTCTTGAATAGGCACTTTACCTCTGTTTAGTTCGCCATCCTGAGTAAGCGATCTACCTACAATAGAACCAGTTTGAAAATACATATTCAATGCTTCCGCTGGATTGTAGTTAGTTCCATTTCCAAGATCCACCTCAGCTAAACCATCCATATCTAAGAAAACACCATCAGGCACTATTCTAGACATAACCTGTTGTAATTTCAAATGAGTCAACTGAATCATATCAGCAAACCCAGTTACTTTACTTACGATAGAGTCTATACGACCTTTGTACATTCTAGGCGCTGTTATAGCGTAGTTCATTTCTACTTTAGTAGTATCAGCAAAAGGTCTTGTCATATTCTCAGACATTTTCCACTGCAACATCTCTTGTGTTCCAATTATTTTAGCACCAGTGTATAACACTTCAATAGATCTGGAAACTCTTTCAAAATTATCGCTAGGCGGTGGATTAAAAGCATCTGTTTTTTCAATAGCTTTTTCTAAACCATTGTTTCCAATTTTAATTTTAAAAACCTGGTCCATGTAAGTTTTGTATTCAAAATACATAACTTGAACTGTGTTTTCATCATAATTACCCCAGCCTGATATATATTGACGGTTTCCAGGCATAGACTGTATTCTTTGCAACTCTTCATCTGTTATATTTGGAAATTGCTTCTTAAGCTCTGGTATTGTAACCGCTTTAACTTCACCAACATAATAAATGTCGTCAAAATTAGGGTCTTCTGTGTAAGAATATACCATGTAAGCTGGATCAACGTAATCAACGGTTATACCATTAGATACGTTGAAGTTTGTTTTTACAGCTGCAATACCTAAAACTGTTAGATCGTAATTTAATCTTCTCCTGGTTAAATCCCACTTATTATAAGATAACGTGTTAGATATAGCTTCCTCCTCAGCTATTTCAATAGACTGTTTGTAAGAAAGCTGCATGTGTAAGTCGAGCTCTTCTTGAGTTTCCGGTAACTCGCTTTGAGGTAAGCCGGAGTTCATAAAGTTCTGCCCTGTTACCGCGTTAGCTTTTGCTATTAACTCTTTAGAGTACATATCTCTAAGTATAGCCTCGGCATAACCAGTTCTTTTCTGCATAGACTCAGGGTCTTGAGCAAAAGCTTTGATGTCATATGTTTTATTAGACATACCGTTAACAACTATATCCACAAACTTAGATATAACAGGTACAGGCTTCCAGTCTAAATTAAGATAAGACAAGTCACCGTTTATAGACAATTCATCTTTATACTTTTGAGTAGATTGCTCTCCTCTAGCATAAAGTCTTAGCTGATGAAAGTTATTTGAATTACTCAAATATCTATTACCACTAGTTCTACCCTGGTCAAACCACTCGTTTTCAATAGCTTGAGAAACTTGCAGGCCATAATCCCAGCTTGCTTTCTCTTCATCACTAACAACTTGGCTAGGAAAAGCACTATTGGTATTTGTGTATATCTTCATTTATTTTATTATTTTAGACATCGATCCTTTGTTGTCATATCTTTTTATTCCTAAGTCATAAACT